TGAATCCATGATGGATGCAGATGGTTTCTTTGAATAAGTGTCTCCATCTTCTCCGCCTTCGTCAGTAATGCGCATTGTTTCAATGTTGTACTCCAAATCAATTTTTTGACCAACGCCGGTCGAGCTTCGAGACTTCATACACTGTATCTGATACTTGCCACGCTCTTTCATGGCACGACTTGTAAAGATACCAAACACGTTGTCTGCTGTGTTGATCTTTGAAATACCACCTGAAATATGGCTGTGATCAAACTCAATTTCTTCCACAGCCGATCGATTCAACTGACTTGCTGTGACCATCAAGAAGCCCAATTCTTTGGCCAAGTTACGTAGTTCTTCTGAAACATACTTGTCTTTCACAAACAAGTCGTTGGGACTGACTTTTGCACTCACAGGCATCAACAAATCCAAGTAATCAATCATCACAAAGTCCACACGCTTGCCTGTTTGTATTTGATACTCTTTCAAGTATGCACGTATGTCATTGATGTTGCTTTGTGCTGGCAAGCCTTTGACTTGATAGTTGCCTGACTTCTTAGCCACTAACTTGACTTTGAGTTCTGTGGTGTCAATATCTTTGCGAATGTCCTTGGTGCTCATGTTGGTCAACATAGCATCTGTTCGCAAACTTGTTAGTTCTTCACTCAGTTCCAGTGTGATGTACACACCACTAAGTCCTTGTTGCAACCAATTTAGCGCAATGTTCATCATCACAAGACTCTTACCTGAACCGGATCCACCAGCAAAGATGTTGAGTTCGCCACGACTGAATCCACCATACAACAATCTGTCCAGTTGTGGCCAACCTGTTGACACTTGCCCACCCGAGTTGAAATACTTCTCAATACGTGCCTTGGGATCACTGAAATAGTCTGTGCCCATGTCCTTGGTCAGTGATATTTGTACAGCATCTTTGATCAGTTTTTCTACAGGTTCAAAGTCACCCTTTTCCAGCATGTCTGCGGCTTTTAAAATAGCACGTTCTAATTCTTGCCGCTTGGTAAACTGTTCAAACTCGCCCATAAACCAATCAAAGTGGCCTTCGTTCAAGTCAGGCACTGCTTGCAGTTTAATACCCGTGGTGGCAGAGATTTGTGTACGGTCGGGCAAGGTCTTGTGCTTGTCTGAATGTTCTTTGATAAACTCAGCCGCGGCTCGCAGACTCTTGTCAAAGTTCTGCGGGTTATAAATGTTCTGCACACGCACGTAACTTTGTGCGTCTTCCAACATCATTTCTAAAAATAATCGTTGGACGTCAAGTCCGTATTCTTTTAACAAGTGCTTTTTTCCTTAGTTCTATCTTGATTCTACTAGTTTCTCTTGCTTGCATTATAGTTAGCAAGGCACCTAATCGGCCCAACTTTATTACTGCATCGTTGACATCTTTACAGCCCGCGGGCCAGTCAGGTATGCTCACAGCCCAGCCCAGTTCTACTGCACGGTCAACGAGTTCAATACCTGCCTTGTCTTGATCTGGTACCACTGTTATCTGTTTGTCTAAACTGCGTATCAATCTAACTTGTGCATCACTCACAGTGTTGTGCATCACTGCCACACCACCTATGCTGAGTGCATCAAAGATGCCTTCTGTGACTATGACATGTTGCCAATCCGAGTGCTGTAAGTCTGTGCCAAACACATAACCAGGTTGACTGTCACTGATGAACTTGGGCTGTTTGTCATCTAAAAATCTGCAAGTGTATCCCACAATCTTGTTGTCATGGGTAAATGGTATTACCACATGCAATCTTGTCCAGTGGATGCCGTCGTTTTGTATCTGCACCATGACAGGAAAGTCTTCGGGCACATGTCTGCCACGCACGTAGTCCCAATAAAATTTGTGTTCAGGTGTCAGCAGTTCAGCAAACGGTGGCAAGTCTCGTTCTTCAAATGACACACCACTCAGTGTGTTCCACATTTGTTGTCGATCTTCTAAGATGCCATTGATGCTTCGATGCCGCAGACTTTCAAGATTCAACATCTCTATTTCTACTTCAGGAACATTCATCCAGCCCAGGAGTTTTCGAGCTTTGTAACTTACAGTACGACCCAAGATAAAACTGGCTGTGTAACTACAGTTGAAACAGTGATAACTCCAACCAGCCTCAGTGGCTTTGAGTCCACCACGTCCTCTTCGATCCTGTGTTGACCCATTGTGCTGACAGCACACTGCATTGAAACTCAACCACCCACTGGGCGTCTGTTTCTTTTTTGCAGGTAGGTAAGCAAGGATATCAAGCATCTGTACAGTGTAACAGATCTGTTACGCAAATGCAATGCTTAACGATAAAAGATATTGGTAACGTAGCCAGTTGTGATCAGCACAGTAACCGCTTGATCCTCAGTGCCACCAAAATTCAATGGCAAATAGCCCGAACCACCATTGGTCACAGTGATTGCACCAATTCCGCTGGGACCTGTGAATGGTGCACCAACAGCAGTTGCGCCGGCACCATTGCCCAAGATTTGAACACAAGGTGCTGCCATGTATCCCATGCCAGCATTGTTTACAGCAATACCAGTGACCACACCATCAACCACTGTGGCAGTTGCCGACGCACCGTACCCTTGACTGTTGTTAATACCCAGTCGCAACAACGGGTGGAAACCCACCACATTGATGTAAAAGGTACCAGACTCGTCAAAGTATTCGCGGCTTTCAGTAACGTCTACCCATACGGCTTCGTAATCCTGTGCGGCTTGTACTTTGACTGTGCCAGTATAATGCACAAGATCATACTTGATTGTGGTCAAACTAGCACCAGTGGTATTGATATGACTTGAATAATATTCAGTAAGATAGTTATTAGATCGAGGTTGTGGATTCAATGCCCAATCTGGCCATGATTGTGGTCCAGGTTGTGGCCACGAATTTTTGCCATTTATCGTGGGAATTGTCACTGGTTGGCTGGCCATGAACTCGGGCAATACACTGTCTACAATATCGCAATCTGCTCTGGCACCAGCATTGTCGTCTGTGAATGCTGCCTGTACATAGTTGCCCTGTGTGCGTTCAATGCTGTAACTGCCAGGTTGTGCTACTATGTTGATGGTGTCTGCTGTGTCCAGCACAACTTTGACTCGTCCCAACGTGGCACTAAGTACAGTCATGTCTTTTTCAATTAGCAATTCGTCGCCAGTTTGGTTCAGTAATCTAAAGCGGAATGTGCTGCCTGTGATATTCACAGGTTTTTGGTCTTGGTTGATGAATTCAAACAACAAAACGTTGTCTACACCTTTGTTGACGGTTAAAGTTTTTGCGTACACTGGGTCGTACCTCGCAGTAAAGTATCCACCACTGGTGTCAATCAATAATACCCGAATGATTTGTTGATATAAGTAAATGGTGGTTGAATACATAGGATCCTCAAAACGTATTTATGGGTAATAACATCTTTGAAAAACTGGCGGAAAAATATCCCTTTATAACTCTTTGCGTTTATGCCAGCAACGAGTACATTGGAGTAGTTCAAAACAGAGACGATGCTGTTACAACCATCTACGACTTTGGTGCTGTTCTTACACAAGATGACAAACTGGAATTCTTAGATTTGGCCAACACTTGGTGGTGGGAAAGCAATAGGAGCATACCCATCAACATATTCTTGCGTGGGGATTGGGAAAAGTTTCGTTTTACCCTGCGTACATTCAGCAACAAAGACTTGGAAATCTTACACGGGCCTGTGTGCAGCCTGGTAGATATTGCTCGCAAAAAGAGCAAACGCAAATCAATTACCCTAGTTCGTCGTATTGAGTAAGTTCATGTGCAAGGCCACCAAGGCAGCATAACTCACAGCGTGTGACTTTTTAAAAGTATATCCACGCGATTCATCCCCGTCCCACACACTCGCAAACACTTCATCCCAGGGCCGACGTTGTAAATGTGCTTTGCCCGGTCTAATGATTGAAATAAAAGCAGCCATCCTGGGTATCGAGTCAGGTTGCATAGCCACCATTAAATCCACGTAGTTGCCCACGTGAACCAACTGAGAGGCCCAGGGTTGGTCTGTCCATAGTCTTGACCATGGAGGTGCAGCTGACAACATGGTTTCATAGTGTGAGGGATCTTGGATCAACTGATACACACTCATGTTCAACAGGTCAATTTTGAAGTAGCCACGCTGTTCTGCTGTCTCATAATCAATAGCAGCACAACCGTGTTCAGGATCTTGCGGAATGTCTGTGATGTAGATACCAGAGTTATGTTTACGCGGTTTGCCGTCCACTACCTGTCTAGCAGGGGTGTGCTGGATCAGTTCTAGTATCTTAGATCGATCCGGAACGTCAATATCAATGTCTGCACTCATACTCTACACAATGCCACAACCATTTTCAATTGCTGTTCAGCCTCACGAACAGCACCCATGGCATCAGCCACAGCAGGATACTGTTCGGCCATGGCACGTGCTTCCTTTTCTTCTTCCATCTTTTTCATCGCCCAGTCAATGGCTGTTTCGGCTGGACCAGTGAGTCCCACAGTGGCCTGTGCCATAGTAAATGTTTGCCAAGTCTGGCCGTTGTAGAATTCAATCTGTTGAGTGCTGGTGTTGAATCGTAGGTCGCCCACTCCCATCATGCCGCTACCGTTATTGATGTAGTTGCTGGCACTGTTGCCACCACCCACTATTACGTGCTTGCCCATTGACATTATTGATTTGATCATGTTACCATCCTGCTTGTTTCAATATTAGTTTTGCGTATTCAGCATCTGCGGCATAGTCTGAAAACTTCTTTTGCCATATGTCTGAGTCTATGTAAGGCCATATCATTGAGACTTGGTCTGCTGTGAGTTCACCTAGGAACTTTTGTCCTGACTCACAGTTGTAAATCACCCAAGGACTGATGCGTCCTGTTGTGACAGCATAGCACATGGCATGTGTGCTGCCATAACGCAAACAATCATTGGCGGGTGCTGAATGTTTTTCACTCCAGTCTATACCAAACTCCACTGCTCGTGCCAAGGCATCTGCCACTGCTTCCACTTTCAAATAGTCCAACAAATACTCAGTGTAGATTTTGTCCGAACCCCAGTTGTCAATTTTTTTGTTGTGCTTTAACAACCAGGCTGTGAACTGTGCAGGATTGATTGCTTTTGTAGCCACACAGTATCTGCCAAACTTTACAAAGGCCTTGTAATAAGGGCTGTCTGCAAAGTCATCGAATGTTTTTAGTTTTGCCGAACCTTGTGCAATTTCATAGAACCGCAAGTAGGATTGAAAGCCCAATTCAACGCCACGTTCACTGCGTTCTTGACGTCGTCGTTTGGGTTCGCACAAATGCACCACAAGACTTTCGGCACGCCTGAATGTTTTCTTGCAGTAGCCGCAAGTGAGTTCACTTAGTGTCTCGACCATGGTCTCTAATGTATTGATCTAGTTCTTTCTTTGTGGTCATTGTGGCCAGCATGGCTATTTCATCTTCTTTGTATGTGGGAAACAGTTCTGCCAACTGCTTTCTAATAGCACTTGCGCCAGTACCTGTTTCTTTTTTCTTGGGTGAGATCCAGTTGTGTCTGGGTGTGCCCATGTCTGGACTCACTGTGGTGGCACACAACCATTGTAGTTCAGGATGCCGGTTAATATTAAAGAAGTGTTTGTTCAATCGTTCATTGGTGGAGATCAAATAGAACTCTTGCATTTCTCGGCTGCCTTCAACACAACTTGCCCAACGAATCATGAGATAGTTAGAGAATTTCTTGCGTTCCTCGTCTGTGAGTTCGCGATAGAAGTTTCTGTTTTTGCGATCCAGTTGTCGCATCTCGTTGGCAATGTTTAGTTTATCGCTCACTTCTCTACCTTGATTAACTTGTATATCATTATAGCACGTTCCAAGGCATCTTGTAAAGCAGGATTGGTCTTGGCCAGCTGCCGAATTTCGCCCCACATCTTACTTTCCTGGAGGTGATCAAACAAGGGCCTGCCATCTGATGTTCTGCTGTCGTAATCAACATGATGTCCAGTTACTGGATCATATGCATAGCCCATTAGTTGTCTGGTGCTAGGGTCAGCACCAGACTCACGAGCATACACTTCATTGCCGTTTCGTTCGTAGATGTAAGTGGCACCGGGTTTAAGAGTTCCCATACTTGTAGCCATATTGAAAATGTGCCCAGCGTAGGAATCGTTCTAGTCCTTCTTTATCCTCTGGATAACTTTCCAAGTAAATCTTGGACAAGCGATTGACGATTTCAAATATTTGGGGTTCAGTATAAGGCATGTGTCACCATGATTTGTTGTAGTCTACTATCTCACAGTTGCGACTGATGTCTTTGACAAAGTACACGCAGTCTGGATCAGGATCATCGTTTAATGGCACAGCAAGCAACTGTCCATTCTTTAGCTTGGGTGCATACCAAGATACCTCATGATATACATCCAAGATTTCAATGTCTGGAAAACTGGGACGAAAACTTGTGAGTGGGTTGAATTGAAACACTCTAAAGCCACGGTCATTGATTGATGTCAACGGCAGCACTTCTAGATCACCTATCTCAGGCTCACCAATGAGTATTTGCCAGTCCATAGGCATCTTTATGGTGTTCTCGCCAATGCGTAGCACCAGTGCAGGTGCATTGAAACTTTCCAAAAAGATCAGCGGAATGAAATGATAGTCTGGCTCTTGTGGGTTTGAGTTGTCTAGTATGGCAAATCGCATGTCATCTACTTCTTCAGGCAAATGATCTAGGTCGTAATGAATGTTGTCTAAGGTTAAAATTCGCATGTGTTTAGTTTACAGGGTTTGTGTCAATAAGTCAACCGCCAGTTGCGTATCTGAGGATCATAACGAAACACAATATCGTTTGTGGCTCCCATGATGTGTTTGGCGACGTTACCAAACCAAACATCTCTGCAATTCATTGTCACTGGGCCATATTCAGCTTGCCAAAACAACACCACATACATGCTTTGTCGAAATCGTCTAATGTCATTGAAAGGAATTGTAACAGTGAGATCTGAATCATTGTTTAGTTGATTCAAGTCAACTGTGATTGGTTGAGTTTGGTGATATTTTGTCAGTTTCAGATCAGTGAACTCTGGCAGCATTTTAAAAAATCTATTGAGTTGATTGGCTTGGTAACGTGTGTCCGCAAGGCTGTACTGTTGCTGAAAATCTTGATTGATAATGCTGGCAAATGCAGGATCAACATCAATGTCAGGCTGATATTCAAATGCTTCTGACCCCGATTGATCGA